ATCTGTGGATAGTAATCCCCCCGCACGGTTGAGTGCAAAGTTCTTTTCATCAAGGATGCCTGTGAACCCAATCAGAGCCGTTGGAGGGGAAACCTGTTTGGACAACAGGTCAAGAATCTCTGTCATCCGTCTGTTGCGGAGCTGCTGAAGGTATATCAAACGCTGTACTTCAGAAGCGCCCCAGTAGTAATCGTATAAAGGGTTCGGGCAAATCTGGATAAATGGCAACTCACCCTTCATAAACATTTCTTCGCCTGAACGCTCATAGATGATGATGTCAGGGTCAGCCTTAGTTACAACTCTGTAATCTGCTGCGTCATCATCCCATATCCACAGCTCGGTCATCTCAACCGTATCTTCAGAGACCTCAGCTTTGTAACGATTGCCACCAGCCAAATCCAAATTAACATTACCGTATATAGTAGGATTAGACTGAGAAATAATAATGCGCTCCAGACCATTCGCAATTTCTGTCCTCTCGTGTGGCATGGAGTTCATGCGCTGGATAATCTTGTCCCGGTTAGGGTGGCTGTACAGTCTTGTGTATAGCTCAGACTTGGTGATGTAATATTTCTGGATGAGTGCTTCTTGCCTGTCTGTGTACGTGATGTCTTCACGCAACACGCCTACACAACCAGGCTCGACCATGTACGGGTGAATCCCGTTGTTCATGATGAGCTTGACATAAGTTGTGCCGTAGACAAGTGCCCAAGTAGTTGCTGTAGAAAAAACTTGGTCAGCGTTGCTATTTAACCACTCGTTGTTGAGCGCCTTGGTAAGCGTTGGTATTTTTCTGTGCTCGTTGTCGGGGACAGACGCACCCAAGTTTATGGAGAAACGGGTAGTCTCAGCCGAGTACAGGAAAGAAGTTACCTGGTCAAGGTGAGGAAATATTTTGTTGTAGAGTGCAGGAGCTTCGTCAGGTCCGTTACCAAACAGATACCAGTTTCTCAGAGAGGCGTAATCTACCTTTCTGGAGTTTAAGGAGACTTCACATTTGTAGATGATGTCCCTAAAGAACTCATCTCTGTCTAGCATCCCCTTTGGTATTTTCATTTTTACTCCGCACTGGTGTTAATCTTTAAACCCTCATGGTCAACCTGAGTCCCTGCACCTGGTTTAGGTGGTACAAATTGTCCTACACTTTTCGGTAAAACGCTAACAGACTCGTCAGCTACAGGCTTAAACTGCCCTCCCATGACGGATTTGAGGTTGATATTACCACCATTACCCCACATTGCGCCACTTAATCGTTGTTGGACGAGTTGTTCCTCTTGCATCTTCTGATTATGAGCCATAGCCTCACCAGCCTGGGCAAATTCTTTGTCAGATAGCTTATTTTTGCGTTTTAGGTAGCCTTCTTGGTGTTCACCAGCTCTTGTAGACTTAATATCGGTCATATCGAACTCTAAAGCCAGTTGTTTTAGGTTTCTGTCGTTAGATTTGGTCTTTTCTGACTTTACACTCACTGGTTTTAGGAAAACTACCGATAATTCGCCTTTACAGAACTTTATAGGGCATTTTGCCTCCCTAGATTCAAATACACCGTGCTCTGTACACAAATAGTCTTTTAAAACCGCCATATTACCCCCTTGTTAACAAAATATTGTCGAAATTGCTGTAATCATGCCTATTTAGAGGCTTGCTTTGAACTTTAAACCCCCCGTTAGTAAAGACTAACTTGTTCATTGGTATGACTGGGGGCGCTGGTTCTTTTCTGTAATCAGGATATGTCTCGTTGGTATGCTTCTTCATGACCCGTATCTTGCCCTCTTTCCAGTGCATATAAGCACGGTTGAGTCCTCGCTGAGAAGATTCAGTCATAGGTGCTTTGCCTTCTTTGACAACAAGCAAGAACAAACGCTCAGATATACCCGCTATCTCACAAAAGTTTTTGATAGAAATGCCCCTATCTTTGTCTGCTAAAAATAGCTTGAGTTCTTTCTTGAGTGTTCGTTTGTCAAGAGCTTGCATTTTTACCCCCGTATACGCCAATAGCTTTTAAGTAATTACTCACATTCTTGCCTACAGCAATTTGCTCAGGGGTGTACTCGTCTTGACGCAAGGACATTTCTTTTGACAGACGCATACCAATGAGTCTAGGCTGTACTTGTTCTGCCCAAGCAATGGTTGCCAGGGCTGCTGCAATCACACGGTCATCCTTACCTCGACCAGGTGCACCTATGAATCCATCTTCCCGGACTATGCCTTTCATTTCCTCCAACGTGTCCATGCTGAAGATGCCCATCATGCCCCGCTCAAAGTAATCTTTCATGTAGGAGAGCATACGCTCTTTAGATGATGAGGTAGTCAGGAATCCTATGGAGTTGGACAGACCTCCCATCGTATCGTTTCTACGCCAGATATAGTTTTGCATACTACCGAGCACGTCCATCATGTCCTTAGCCATAGGACCTTGGATAGCAGCTGCTAGTCGTTTGAGATTACGGAGTTCGTTGATAACGGCTTGTCCTGGTCCGTTGACTTCGAGGTTAAGAGTCGAGTTTTTGTATGCTCCAGCAAGGTGAGCAATGACCCAAGCGAACTGGTAAGTGTTAAGCTCCGATGTGGCGAATTCAGCAACTTGGTCAAGTCCGTCTGCATAGACTCTAAAGACCTGTATGCAAAATCTGTCAGCCCAGTCTGAGCTGCCGTAAGCTGGGTCTGCCCCGATAACGTAGTAGGCGGTATCAACGGGTTGTTGCCATACCCTAAGCGTTGCCAGACGGTCTGTGGACGGTAGGCACTCTGTGTCTTGAAAGAGTTGTCCAAATGCGTATCTGTAACATTCGTAGTCGAGGGATTTTGCGTATTTGGCTGCATCTGTACACCTACTGTTAGAGAAGAAACTTGTTCCTGTCATCACAAAAGCATAGTCTTCTGTGGGTGGGAATTCCTGGTACATGAGAGTCTCGTCTTTGATACCCTCTGCCATCTTCCACCGCCACCATGCCATTTGACGGGAGTTTATCTCAACCCCGTACAGTTTTTTAATTTCTTTCACCCATTCTTTCTCGTCAGGTTTTAGTTTGCCATCCCAGTAGACTTTGTACTCTTTAGAGTCTGCGCTCACAGAGTAATACTCGTTACGCCACCATCCGCAAAAGATTGCACGCTGTGTCCTAGCCCGTTTAGCAGTCTTGTACATATCGTGAAACATATTGAACCCTTGAGCAGTAGATTCAAAGATGTACAGACGCTGAGGATTCTTTTCTGCAAGAGATGCTATAAGGGATGCCAATCCTTCATCGTTCCCCCAAGAGGCTGTCTCAGTAGCGTGCAAGTAAGTGATAGCTTTACCTTGCCCCAATCGACTTTTGTTTCCCGCAATTTGATAAAAGATTCGGCTTCTATTCTTAAGAACCATCTGGTTTCTATTGTGGGCAACCAATGGAATTTTGTACTCTTTGGGTAATCCGTCAATGTACATTCCCAGGGTAGACCTAAACATATCCCTGTTTTCTTCGGTGTCTGAAACCAACGTACCTTGCCAACCAGGATGAGTAAATTGCCAATAAAGGTCAAGAGCAAGGCTAACAGTAGTAATACCAAGCTGACGACCCTTGAGAATAACAAAGAAGTGAACGTCATCTTTCAGTCCCTTATCTATTTCTTCCATGACATAAGTTTGTGTCCCCAGGAGCTTACCCATCTTTTTAAGACCTTCTTCCTTGGTCTCAATCTTTAGCTCGGCACAGAACTTGTAAAACTTTTGTAAATCAAAATCCATCACGCCTCCCAGGGCATCGTCTCACCGTACTTCTCTGTCATGAACTTGTGACCAGCATCAAAAAACTCTTTTGTCACAGAACCAGGGTTACCACCCAGTCTGAAGTTAAAGCTGTGCTTCTTTGTTGTCTGGTACTTAGGGAACATTTGTTTTGCCACCCTGTAGAACTCTCGGTCACTACCAAAGCCAGGCATACCCAGGATTGCTGAGATACCCTTGAGCTTGTCTGTACGCATACCCCACATACACCAATCTACAAAGTTACACCCCTTATTGTTCCAGTCTTCATGGAGGTCACCCAAGGCTTCACACCTGTCGTTGAACAGGAAGTTACCGTCCTTGTCGTGTATCTTACGAAGGCTATATGCCCAGTCGTTACCCCGTTGAATAATCTGCATAAGTGACTCTACATGGTCAGGGTCAAACCAGTCATCATCGTTACAGAAGAAGATTACGTCTTCGTTTATCAGGTGAGGTACTGCTGCCAACCATCTACGTCCATCTTTGTCTGGCATGGCTATAGGAGTAGGGAATACACAGACCTGTTGGTTCTTCTGTAGGAGGAGCTTGGGGAGCATACCGTTGTCGTACAGTAGGTAGTGCTGGACAGGGTACGTTTGAGCCTGTACAGAGGCTATACACTTGTCTAGCTCAGGTCTACCTTTTGTTACTGTGACGACTGCTGCCGTTAGTTTTCTACTTATCATTTGATACCTAAATAGTTGCGGACTTGGTCAAGGATTTGAAGTTGTTGAGGGTTCTCGTAATATTTTTTAGCCTCCTCATCTTCGCCCCATTGTTTAAAAGGATAGCCTCTAAAATATTCAGGCAGTCCTGCTCTTTGCCACCAACCTTGTTTGTCAGCTAAAGCGCTTTGATATTCCTCTTGTAAGTCTTCAGGAATAGTTTGACCTTGGCTTTTTAACTCATTCATTTGTTCAACATAATTTTTCAAAGTCTCTGTGTATCTTTTGTCTTGTCTTTCAGGAGAGACTGTTTGTGCAAACTGAGAATAAAGTTCTTGCAACTTAGGGTCTTGGTTAATGGCGTAATGACTTACGTAATCTCCAAGAATATTTAGGGGTGAACCACCCTCAGGATTAAACACCTGGATACCTACTTGGTTTTGAGGCAGTTGACTGGGGCGCTGATAAGATGGTGTACCTTCGTCTCCAGGTTGCCAGACCTCCAAATAGTTCTTCCCTTCTTTTGGGGTGTAAACAAAAGGTACTTGTTGTTGAGCTAGGTAAGGATATTCTTGTTGAGCTTTTTGCCACATGATTTGACCAGCAACATCGTTGTCTGTTACGGGCGGTATGACTGACTGCGTAGCTTCTGGAGCTACCTCTTGTTTTGGTTGTTCAGGTTGTGTTGCCATTATTTCATCTCCTCTATGTTCCAGTTTGATATTGCTTCTGCTGCACTTTTATTTTTAGCACAGCGTATTAATTCTTGGTAAACAACGTCTGAGTATTTCTCTTTCCACTCTTTCGCCAGATACCTTTTCGAGCCAGGACTAATGCAAGAGAGTGCGCGTTGCATCTCCCTCTTGAGTCTCAATCTTGAGTTGTACAGACGCATCTGCATATCCTCTGTTGTATCCATACGCTAACGCTTTCCCCATGTTGTTAACAAGTTCAATTCTGTGGAGTTCAGAGACAAGCAAAGCCTCTACCAGTGCATGGCAGTGCTCTCTAAGCTCATCCTCGTTCATCCACAGTAATTCAATCATCTGAATCTGCCTTTACTTCTAATCTAACTTTCATAGGAGTTTTGCAATGCAAAGATTTTGTACGTTCATCCGATACAGCTCCTTTTATCATTTCTTTAATTTCTTGTGGCACGTCATCTTTGAATTGAAAATTTTCTAAACGCAATTCTTCAATAGCAAGTCTTGCTTCTATCCTTGATTTGCCTCTAGGGTCTTTAACCCAATCTTTAAGTGGTTCTATCATGCAACCCTCCATACTCTCAGACTGTCACCCTCTGACTTGCTAGAGAACTTGTACCCCAGTCTCTTAGATGCCCTGTAGTTAGCGTTGAGCACCTTTGCTCTCGCACTTACAGGTACAGTAAAACTATCCCCCACTTCCATACTCTCATAAGGGTATGCGTATACCACCCGTGGGTTAGGCAGAACACTACCCTTTTCTATCTCTAATATCTCCATATAATCACCTCTACCTATAACCATATAATATCATAACTTTAAGGAGTGTCAATGTTAATCAGAACCTACAACGAATACCACTTGGGCGACCAGCTCCACCACCTGAACTTCCTACGTAGGGTTTGTCAGCAGGATACAAGTATTGAATGTATCCACTACTGTAAGCAGGAGTATCACCCGCAGCTCCTACCGCTGTGTGAGGGCGTACCCATCACCTTACAGGACTTACCCCACAGAGGAGATGCTATTAACGCTTGGATAGGGGCAGACGGCTACTTCTACAGAAGTCCACTCAACAAGAACTGGGTAACCTTTCACCTAGACTGGTTCTCTTACCTCAGTAATCAGCTAGGTGTGATGAACCCTATGCAAACCCCAGATGCTTTCCTTTTTAACTACCCAGAGCTGAACAAAAAGAAGTACCCTTCCTATGACGTACTCATTGTCAACTCTGTCCCCATGTCTAACCAGCTACCAGACTACAACCCCTGGTTCTTCGAGAAGCTCACCAAGAAGTACCTAGACGAAGGCTCTACCGTCATCACTACCTACCCTACAGGACTGTGCCAATCCACCCTAGAACTAGGCATGACCATCACAGATATAGGATGTCTTGCAAAAGGAGTCAACCGTATTCAAGGCGTAGATACAGGCCCTATGTGGCCCACCTATAACGTACACGCCCGTATACCCACCCGTATAGTCTACTCAGCAGCACACGCTATCAATCTGCTAGACACCATTACGCTAGACAAGCTAGGCAATATATAAAATTTTTTATGGGGGGGGCAGTGTGGGGGGCACGCACACTACACCTCTCCGTCCCCATCACTGGGCAGCGTACGCATGTCATGACTACGCAATCATTACAGGGTGACCAAGCCCGACCTAGTCATCACAGGCATGGTAATACTTAAATATTTATTGTGAGAAAGCGGCGACAGTCACAACAGGTTTTTATATCTGTCCCCAATTGTTTACTAACCTTATAGATATATAGATACACTCACATATATATTATCTCTATATGATATTGTATATGTATTCTCTACATATATGAATACATAT